CGGGTGGTGGCAGGTGCGGGTGGTGGCAGGTGCGGGTGGTGGCAGGTGCGGGTGGTGGCAGGTGCGGGTGGTGGCAGGTGCGGGTGGTGGCAGGTGCGGGTGGTGGCAGGTGCGGGTGGTGGCAGGATGGGTCCTCTCCGCTCGAAGGTCGCCCAGACCACTAAAATAGTGTCGTTTTCATCGCTCGATGATTTATTGCACGCCCAAACCTACGAAATCCAAATTTGACAAAAGCACGTCTTTGTGCTATGATACGATCAAATGAAAAAGGAGGCAGAGTGGTGACTAGAAAAACCGTAATAAAATGTGATGGGCCAGATTGCTTTAGACAATGGTCAGGTGGTGAGGTTGCTTTACTACATATCTCAGGAAATATGCTACCCGCAACGAGATTGATAGATAACTCGTCGTTCTCAGGAGACTTTTGTTCTTGGGAATGTTTGGGCTGTTGGGTAGTCCTTCATAATAAGTCTTGCGCTAATGAGTTGAATCAAGGTATCCAACTGCAATTAAAACTTCTTATGGAGTGAAAAGTGCTCGATGATTTATTGCACGCGCAAAAACAAAAACCAAAAAGTATTTATTGCACGCCCAAAACAGCAATTTGACAAAAGCACATCTTTATGTTATCATTCAAGAGTATGCCATTTCGCCGCAAAGAAGTCGTCGTTTTCGGCGATTTCTTTGTATTTGACAAAAGCACGTCTTTGTGGTATAATCTAAAAGGAGATAAATAATGAGATTAAAGACTCGGTGGCAACGATGGGAATCTAAACATGAGGTAGAGTTGGGCACTATTGTCTTGGTATCGCTTCTCCTACTTGGCATCTTTGGGTTTTACAGCCTCGGACGTAGTGAATTCGAAGACGACCTTCTTAAGGATGGTTATAATATTTCAAGGGATTTATCAAAGCCCGCTGGTGATGGCCGCTACACTATCCAGATATGGCAGGATGATCAATGGAGCGATGTATCCAGATGTGGTGAATAAGGAGGATTTGATGATGGTGCAGGAAATCGAGAGTACCGATCTTGATAAGATACTAGAGAAAGTGAAGAGCGCGGCAGCCCTTAATTTACCGTTTGAACTCACAGCGGAAGTGAGTACTATGACGTTTGATTCACGCCAATATTATCGCAGTCTTTTTTACACACTATGTATAAAGGAAGCTCCACGAGGGGCAATAATTATCACTACAGGTGATAGCTGGCTCGTCAAGGAATAACCCAGGCTCGAATCTGGCCCAAGGATCGCAGGCTGGGTATGGCCTCACGAACACGAGACTAAGTGGGGCCGATGTAGTGCTGTCGGTGCGGGTAGCTTGCATGCGAGTCCGCAGCCAAAGCACGAGGGGGCCGCAGCGCAGATGGGCTACGGCGAACGCACGGCGAGAATCTCGTTGAGGTTAATATTCCTATGACACGGGTGGGGGCCAGTGCGTTGGTTGGGGGCACGGTATGAACATGAGACTAAGTGAGGCCGTGGAAAAAGGGAGAATAATATTGGAAACCGCGCAAGAAAAGAGAAAGAAAATCCTAGTCCGCTTATTGGCCGCACACTTTCACGCTATGAATCCTTATGACGAGCGATCCTCCTGTGCTTGCATCGCGCCAGACTGTGCAGAAATCCGTTGTGCTCATTTTTGGGAAAGCCTCTTATCCTCTTACACCGCACAAGATTTTCGAAGGATGATTGAATCCTATATGGTGGCTACAAGGAGGACTTAGTGCATATCACAGGCTACAGAATACTGACCGAAAAAGAACGCGACTATGTGACGATTTATTGTCTTTTACGAAAGTATGGAATGTTAAAGGACGAAGTACCAACTTTAACTATTCCTCGCCTTTTAGACGAGTTGAGGGGCGGTGTACCTTTCGGCGTTATACTTCATCCAGATACACTACTGCAATTCTGCCTTGCCGATACCGATTCACCAAGCTACACCCTTGTCCTCAGTAAATTACCAGAAAATACCGTAGAACTATTGATAGAAACCAAATGAACGACGCGAAGTCAGAACCAGTGTTTGATTGTGTGCCAGCACCCTTTATTCATGTGGAGTGTATCGTACAATATGAAGCGTAGTCTTTGGCGGTTATGGTTGAGGATACTGCGGTCAGCGCGGTGCATTGCGCCCAACTATTGGCGCAAGAGCTTACGAAGGTATTTGCGCTGGTCTGTGAAGCATGGTTGGGGCGTTGGAAGGATGATGTTGAAGGATAGACAAATTCAAGTTCACAGGTTGGATTTCTCTGAAAGAGGAACTCCAGAAGAACGAGCTGCTCACAGCATCGAGGTTTACGAATCTCTGAGCAATGCTCGTAAGCAAGCCAACATCCGCTTCGAGGACTGGGAAGCCGAGAAAATGCGCGACCCAGAGTTCCGTGCTGCCGCCGAGGAACTGGAGCCCGCCTACCAGGTAGCTAGACTGACTCTCCTATTGACTATTAAATTCAATCCAGATACGGTGAGGGAAATGGGATGAACTACCTACTCATAACCTTCTCAGATGGCAAGAAATACACAATTCCTGTGCTTGCCCTAGCAGAGGACATCGCTAAGTTTTTCGCTAATCCAAGATACTTTCCTAGCGAAAGAACCTATGATGAGATTTTCGATGCCGAACTAAATTATTACTTGCATCATCCAGAAGATTTGATCGCCTGGGCTAGCGATATGCCTTGGGTAAAGGTACGCCCAATGCTCGATATTCACGAGACTTCTAGGGCTGTGCTAACTGGTTATCGAAAGGAATGGGGGATGGCAAGAAAGGAGATCATCGATTTATGAGAAAATCAATTACCCTGCGCGTGAACTCAGAGACTCCTGAAAAATTAGAAAGACTAGCTGAAAGATTGCACTTGCTTTCACAGAGAAGTCAAAAAGTAGGAAAGCCAAGTATTTCAAGGTTGCTTGATTTTTTGGCTGACAACTCAGAAAAGGTTATTAAGGCATTTGAGTATTAGTGCCGACGAAATCAAAGAAATTCTGAAAGAACGACATCAACTTCCTCGTTGGATCTGCGTTACCGAGCTTCCTACGACTACTGGCTATCCACCAGCAGCTCGCTTTAGACCGCTGGAGGCGTTGCGCGTTATTGATGTATTTGCTATGGCCTTGTGGCCATCTCTACACTATGAACGAATTGCCTATGAGATAAAAATCAATAGAAACGATTGGCTAAAAGAACTCGCAGATCCTAAAAAGCGGGTAAAGGCAATGTCTCTTAGTCATCGATTTTACTTTGTCTTAGCACCTAACATCTATAAGGAAGACTCGATTGATGACAACTGTGGAATCCTAGAAGTGAGGAAGGAACATATTAAGGTAATTCATCGAGCGGCTAGACGAAAGATAGGAGAAATGTCACAAGATTTTGTAGCTTCATTGGCAAGAAGAATCAAACAAGAATCTTCCATTTGAGATGCTTTATCTTGGCCGACAACTCAGAAAAGGTGAATGTAGAATGATCCACTGGGCATGGTTGATCCTAGTGGCACTTATAAGTGCTTGGATAGGGACGTGTGTGGCGGAGGGAAGGATACATTAGGATGCTAGTTGGTTTTTGTGGACTATTGTTGGCACACCTACTCTATGACTTTCACTGGCAGGGCGCGTTCATTGCCGAAATGAAGGGTAAGAGCTGGTTCCTACTCGGAGTACATTCGTTAACGTGGGCACTACTTCTCGGAGGCGTGCTACTACATATTAGCGAGCCGCAGTGGTGGATCATACCGTTCTTGGCAGTGAGTCACTTCGGCATTGATGCTTGGAAGGCACGGTACACAAAACTGCCGACCCTCGGATGCGCACTTTGGATAGATCAGGTGCTACACCTTGTCACGATGTTCATTGCAGTGGCGGTAAGTCGTGACTGAAACTACTTGACAATTTCCACGATTTTATAAACAACTTCCCCTGTCCTCCTCGCCTGAGACCACCATTCGGTGGTTTCTTTGTTTGCATTTTATAAAGAATTATGCTATAATGGTTAACATGAACAGTGGCATCTACCAAATCAAAAATACTATAAACGGGAAGTGCTACATCGGTAGTGCTGTGAATCTTCAGCAAAGGTTGGCAACGCATCTAAGTATGCTACGTCATAGAAATCATTATAATATTTATCTCCAGAGAGCTTTTGACAAAGATGATGAGGAAGCATTCATATTTGAAGTCTTAGAGGATGTTGAACCTGAAAATCTGATCAAGCGTGAGCAGTATTACTTTGATACGCTGAATCCTGAATATAATATCTCACCAACAGCGGGAAGTACATTTGGAGTTCCATGCAGTGCAGAGGCACGCGCGAGACAGAGTGCAGCGAAAATGGGTGAGCGAAATCCCTTTTATGGGAGGCATCACAGCGAGGAAACCCGCGCGAGGCAGAGTGCAGCACTGACTGGCAAGCATCCCAACGCAAAAACACTCACGAAAATGAGTGCAGCAACAACTGGTGAGCGAAATCCCATGTATGGAAGGACTGGTGAGCGAAATCCCAATTATGGAAAGCATCGTAGTGCGGAGACATGCGCGAAAATCAGTGCAGCAAATAGTGGCGAGCGACATCCCAATTATGGCAAATCTCCTAGTGCAGAGACACGCACGAGGCAAAGTAAAGCAATGATTGGCAGGCATCCTAGTGCTGAGACACGCGCGAAAATGGGCAGGCCGATGAACGATGAACGAAATCCTATGTATGGCAAATATCATAGTGCAACAACCCGCGCAAAAATTAGTGCCGCACAGAAAGCATATTGGCGCAGAAAGCGTGCAGAGGATCAGTAAAAATGCACTGGTCGTATAGGCAGCGTCGTTTCCAAGAGTTGCTCACAATTCCAGCGGAGAGCCGACCAGAGGGTCTTCAAACCGATGAGACGATTGCGAAATCCCTTGGCGTCGCCCTCAATACACTAAAAGGCTGGCGATTGACACCTGGCTGGTGGGAAGCCGTCTCCGACATCGCCAGCACCTACATCGGGGAACATCTCACTGAAATCTATGAGGCGATGGTCAAGCAGGCATTGACGGGTTCTGTGCAGGCGGCAAAATTCTGCTTATCCGTACTTGGCTTAGAAAATAGAGAACTCACTCTTAACGTAAAACACTACGAAGATGATCGTCTCGTCGTCTTCCTTCCTGCTGAAAAGGGGCCTCCAATTATTCGCCCTCTGTTGGAGGCCCCCGCTTTTGAGGATGTCATAGAAGGTAAAGTGCTGGAATCTAAACCTGTGGAAGATGAATTGGTGATCGTACTATAATGCCCGTTGAATTCGTAGCCAGTGAAACACAAGCACGATTTTTACGCAGTCAAGCAAGACTTATTTTATTCGGTGCTGGCCTCGGTGCTGGAAAGACGGCGATTGGGGCTGTAAAAGCTATCGAAAAGATCGGTCAGGGAGAAAGTGGTATTGTCGTTGCACCAAATTTTCCACACTTCGTCAGGTCTACCTGGCCAGAATTTTCTAAGTGGATTCCTTGGTCAAGGGTGAAGAATGCTCATCTCAAACATCCACATTCATCGATTCAAGAGTTGATATTTGATGTAAATGGAAAAGAAGTCAGAGTACTCTATGGCGGCATAGATGCACCCAAATCCTGGCGAGGCCCAACAGTAAATTGGTTTTGGTTTGATGAGGGTGGTATGTGTCCTCAAAGAGATGCTTTCGATGTCCTCTGTGGCCGTATTCGCACTGGCACTAAGCCGCAGGGCTGGGTAACTACGACGCCATCTGGAGTGAATCACTGGCTCTACGACGTATTCGTTAAACAGAATTTTGATAAGCAATTTTTGGATGTCTTCAAGAAGCGGGCGGACATCTATGGCGGAAAATTGGTGGAAAAATTCCATTGTGATACCTCAGAGAACGTACATAATGACGCACTCTATTACACCAGCCTATTAACCACTTATCAAGGAAAATTTCGAGAGCAAGAAGTTGGAGGAATGTTCGTCAGTTTGGAGGGTCTTGTCTGGGAAGATTTCTCTGAGGAACTCAATGTCACTGAGGAAGCTGACTATGTTTCGGAAGTTCCAGTAGAGTGGTGGGTGGATGATGGCTACACTAGGGCACACCCCCGCGTAATCTTACTTGCACAAGAAATTCCACCTTTTGTGAATGTCTTCGATGAGCTTATAGAAATTTATGTAAAGGCTGAGGTTTCAATAGCTAATGTCCTGGACAAAGGCTGGCCGAAGGCGAAAGTCGCTTATATTGACTCATCTGCGGCGGAGCTTCGGGGCCGTTTGGAGGAACAAGATGTAGATACCGTAGGGGCGACTCACCCTATCGAAGAGGGGATAAAGCATACTGCCCCATTCATTCTCAGTGGCGAAGGAGTGCGACATCTACGATTCCATCCACGATGCACGTACAGTCCGACGAGTATGGCCTCGTACAATAGAGATGTCAATACAAATAAGCCACAACAATTGGGTGATGACGTGCCAGATACCGTGCGATACGGCCTGTGGTACAAGGATGTGCTTGACATAATCGAGGAAGGAAAATATCGGAAGAAATTAGAGGAACGAAAAGCACAGGTTGTTGATGCACAACCACATATGAGTCAATTCTTCTAGGGGCAGTTTAGATAATGGGAAAGTTAATTGATGAAACAGGCAATCGTTATGGTAAGTGGGTAGTGATAAGACGGGTTGAAAATTCACGAAATTATGGAGCATATTGGTTATGTCGTTGTGATTGTGGCACTGAACGTGCAATTCAGGGAGGATCACTACGTCGTGGAGCTTCTCAGAGTTGTCGTTGCTTGCCAGAAATGAAAGGTCAAAAATTTGGTCGACTTATGGTTATTCAGAGAGAGGGTACTAATAAACGGGGAGAATCAACTTGGTTTTGTGAGTGCTCCTGTGGCAATCAAGTTGTAGTAATAGGTACAAAGTTGAGGTCAGGTAATACGAGGAGTTGTGGTTGTCTTCACAAGGAAAGAATGAGTGAGTCTCATAAATTGCCTTCTGGAGAGGCGGCATTCAATAGGATATTAAATTGTATAAAGCGGAATGCTAAAAGTCGAGGATATAAATGGCAACTCACTAAAGAACAAGTGCAAACTTCAATACAGCAGCCATGTTATTATTGTGGTGCAGAACCAAATCAAGGCAGTAACCTTTCCTCAATATGTAATGGAGTGTATCTTTACAACGGAATTGATCGTGTTGATAATTCAAAAGGATATACCTTTAATAATATCGTTCCTTGTTGTGGAATTTGTAACAAAGCCAAAAATTCACAAACCGTCGAACAATTTAAGGCTTGGATTCATGCTGTAAATGAGCGTTTTCTAGTTCGAACTTCTACATAGATGGAGCAATATGAAGAAAGCGACTTTAGTGCTGAGTGACCTGCACTTTGGCGACGCAGGGCAGTTTTATAAATCTCTGATGGAATGTATGGACAGGGCTATAATAGAAATCAATAACTTCAAACCAGATGTAACTCAAGTAGCACTCAACGGCGACGCAGCAGCGGGTAGGGGTATCTTTAGGTTGCAGGAAGCGCAGAACATCGTACAGTTAGGTCCAGAGCAAATCTACTGGGCTGGGTGGGAAATTAGACAATGGGATAGACGACTTGACAATAAAGCAGAATGGTATATAATACTTGGTAATCACGATCATTCTAACAGAGAAAACCTAGCTAGACAGTTAGTTCTGTTCTTACGTTTACTAGGTATCAATGCCAGATATGCAGATCGAGAATTCATTGGGTATTTTGGCGACAAAGAGGCTGCTTTTCATATGAGCCACGGTTTTGGATATAGTAGTTATTATGCTAACTCGTATTCTGAAATCAGGGCTGCCTGGAAAAAGTTTATCGAAATAGCGCAGATTGATGGAATTCACATAGATCGTTTCATTCGAGCGCACGTCCACAAACTTAATCTGGGCCAAGAGATTGGCCTCAATTGTCAAATTGATACGTCGGGAGGCTGGCACAAACAAGAACGAATTTCCCTGGAATTCTCCGTGCAGACCACGGGAGTCCTACTATATCTACATAATGCGGGTGCACAACCGCCGCTGACTATCAAAGCAATTGAGGCCAATCGAGACTTGTTGTTGTCAGAGAATAAAAATATTGCGTTGCACTATCGAAATATGGAAGCCGCTGGAAGGGCGTTAAGCGACGTTGCGGCTTGGGGGAGAGTCGAAGGCATTTGGTAAAATGGGGAAGGACAGAGAATTGGAGATCGGGCGAAATGACATGGATTTGCTCGAACCAAGACGATTGAGATTTACGGATAAACGAATAATTAACCAGAGAACTAGAAGGAAGTGGAGAGAAGCACTAAGGAATTCACATCGCGTTAGATATATGGAAAACTGGTGGACAGATTATGACTGATAATCCAAAGGAACAGGCTATCCTATCGATTCAGGATAGGGCGGATTTAAAGATAGAAGAGGAGTCTCCACTTATTTTTTATCTCGCCCAACTTGCCGACGAAATCCCTATCAAGCGTGGACTTTCTAGAGATAAAGCCCTAGATAAGTTCTGGCCTACTGAATCTGTGCTTGCTGGGGCAATCTACTCTATGTGCGCCAAAGTAGCCGCACTCGATTTCAGATTAAAAGGTCGTACTAAGGCTGTGGCGAGATACGCGAACGTCTTTCAAGCCGCTGACTTTGGCGCTGGTTGGGTAAATTTTATTCAACGGGTCGTGCAAGATATTCTGACACAGGATAATGGCGCTTTCGTTGAACTCCTGCGGCCTAAAGGCGCATCTCCACAATCACCTGTGCGTGGAATCGCTCATTTAGATTCGCAACGTATTCAACGCACAGGAAATCCAGAAATCCCCTATCTTTATTTCTCAAATAAAGACAATGCTTGGCACAAATTGAAATGGTATCAAGTATTGGCCCTTACCGACCAGCCGAGTCCGAGGGAAGAGGATAAGGGCAGAGGTTATTGTGCCGTAAGTCGTGTCTTGGAGTTTGCGAAGCTCCTTAGGGCTGTGCAGACTTATCAGTCGCAGAAATTGAGCGGACAAAGAATACCCGCGCTTTTATTCGTTCAAGGAATGCGAAGTAACGCCATCGCCGATGCGATAGAAAAGGCTAGAGAAGAGACTAGAGCTTCAGGAAGAAGTCTTTATATAACTCCAATCGTCATCTCTTCCCACGACTCACAAAGGCCGTTGCGGGTACAATTAGTCGAATTAGCAGGACTTCCAGACGGCTTCAAATACGACGAATTGATGAAGTGGTATATCGGTGTTCTAGCCCTTGGAATGGGCACTGATTACATCGAATTCTTTCCCATGCCTGGAGGCAACCTTGGCTCTGCCCAACAGACTACCGAGATGTCTTCGCGGTCTCGTGGAAAAGGGCCTGGACTTATTCTTCAGCAATTTGAATTTGGTTTCAATTGGTACGTTCTTCCCTCTACTGTGGAATTTCAGTTCGCCAGCACAGATCCGACCGCAGAGCGTGAGCGTGTGGAACTAGGCGTCTGGCGTGCTCGAAGACGCGGTGAAATGGTAAAGTCTGGTGAAATTACTGGAGAGCAAGCATTGAGAATTGCAATCCAAGAAGGCGATGCTCCAGAAGATTTCTTGCCAGGAGGAGAAGAAGCTACTGAAGACCGTGTGGATATGCTCGTAAAGAGTTTGCAAGATATAAAAAACTCGTATAATAAGGTGGAAAGAATATTAGGCCGTTTAAGATGATTAGTTTCAAGGCTATCGTTCCTAAGCAATTTGATACTACCAAGTTCACTGCCAACGTAGTGAAGAAGACTCTTAAGACTTTAGCGAAGCAGGCGTTGGAGGACTTTAAGATAACTACTACGAATTGGGCGACACCAGTTGAGTTCAAAGTAGATGGTCCACGTAAAAAGGGACAGGATTGGGTTATCTCCATAGGGACTGATAGTGTAATTTGGCATTGGATAGATGCAGGAACCAAAGAGCATGAAATCATCGCTCGTAAATCTAAGGATGGTATGTTGCATTTTCAGCCTACTGAGAAACTTATAGGAACTAGAACTTATCCTGGAAGTTTAGGTTCTGGTCAAATAAGACGAAGAGCAGAATGGGCTGTAGTACCTTCGGTGACTCATCCAGGGATTACAGCTAGAAACTTTAGCGAGCTCGTTCAAGCAAATCTTGAAAAAGTTGCGCCATCGATGTTCACGATAGCATTGAACAAATTCACGCGACAACTAGAAATCGGTGCTCGTCCAGCTCGACCACCAGAATCGGCGTGTTTCCGGCCAGGACATGGTTGTTAGGAGATCTATTATGCCTTATGAAATTAGAAAGACTGGACCAAAGAGTAAACCCTGGTGCGTTTTCAATAAAATCACTAAAGCAAAGAAAGGTTGCTCTGCAACAGAAGCAATGGCCAAGAAGTTCATGGCGAAGCTGTATTTGGAAGAAAGCAAAAAGGGACTAACGAAGAAGGCTTTTGATAGTCTTAGTAATCAAGAAAAGTTGGACATTTATTACGATCTAGTTGAGCGTGCTTTAATTGATCTATAAACCATTTAGATTGTGTTTTGTTGAAGTTGATTCCATTTGAGAGTATAATATGTCTATGAGTGTGACACTTTTTGCATAAGATTATTAGATTGTCTAAAGAATTATTTTGTGGATTTCCATCGATGTGATGTGTTTCGATGAAACGTTTACTACCACAATCTTGGCAACGTCCTTTATCTCGTTCATAGACTATATCTCGTAGTTTATTAATATCTTTTGTATGTGCTCGTTGATAGGCATATTTACATTCGCGGTTGCAGAATTTTCTATTAACTTCATGTCGCCAAGCGTAAAATTTCTTATTACAATGGGCACAAGTTAAAAGTCTTCTTCCTTTTCGGGGTTGGGGTTTGTATTTATGTTGCCATCTGGTAGCGCAAGACATGGAACAGAAACGAGCTTTTGAATATCTTGAGGGAGGATAAACATCGAAAATCTCATTACAATATTCACAAGTTTTTTGCAGAATAGTGTAGATGCCCTTTTTTCGATCTTTTGTTCCCATAGATCCTCCAATCTGAGTTTTTCTATAATATCACAGGAGAATGAAAATGTCAAATACAATGAATGAAGGAGGTGGTCAAACGTATGCCGTTCCAGACGAAGTAAAAGCCGTTTGGACTGTGGCATACGTTTGAAGAAGCCAACGATTTACCAGATTCTTGTTTTCTCTATGTTGAGGCTGGAGAAACAGAAGATGGGAAGAAAAAGCCTCGCAGTTTACGGCATCTTCCCTATAAAGATGCAAGTGGAAAAGTGGATTTAGCACATCTACGTAATGCTATAGCCCGCGCTCCGCAAACAAAGGACAAGAATGGCAAACCCTTGAGCGCAGCGTTGGTCAGTAGTATCCAAGCCAGAGCACGAAAACTCCTAGCGGCAAATAGCGGCAAGAAGGAACTTGAGGATTACGAAGTTAGGCAGGCTATGGAGGATTATCTAATCCTTGAAGATTCTGAAGGGATGCAATATAAAGCATCTTATTCTGTTGATGAGGAGGGTGAATTCTCAGTAGCTGAAAAAGAAAGCTGGCAAGAAGTAGAATATACAGAAAAAGAACGACCACCTGTGGAGCCAACTCCAGAAGTAAAGGATTCCCTCGTCGATAAAGTGAAGCAACTTTGGGAGAAAGTATTCCCTCCAGAATCGCTGCCACTCTTCGTCACAAAGCAACAGGAAGATGGCAGATTCAGGTGGGTGACGATTTCCTCGACTGCTTTTCTGGACGGTGAGGAAGAGATCGTATCTACCAAGGCGTTGGCCGATAATCAACCATTAGCCGAAAAAGACTATGGAGAACTTCGTTTCTGGCACGTACCGCCAGTAAAACTTGGAAACTGCGATTTCCAGATGCCAGATGGTGTTTGCTTAGTGGAATCTGGCCTGTGGGATGATAACGAAATCGCCAATCCTATCCGAAAGGCCATCGACGAGAATCCAAAGGATTGGAAGGTGAGTATAGGATTCGTTCCTTTACAAGAAGCATCGAAGAATGTGCTCATCAAGAGCACAACGGTTAAGAAAGTATGGGATGCCATACAAATCAAAGAGCGGTCTGTGTTACCGAAGAAATATGCAGCCAACAAATTCGCTTGTATAGTAACTGAAGGAGGTACTACCGTGGATAAGAAGAAGGAAAAAGTTCTTGAAGAACTTTTGGGCATCGATCTCGCCACTCAGGTGATCAGCAACGTAGATGAACTAAACAAAAAGGCTTTGGAAGATGACGCTGTGGTAAAGGGACAGGAGGAACCTACTCCCGAACCAGTAGTTGCGCCAGCACCAGTGCCAGAGGAAGTGATCACCAAAGAGGATCTAGTAGCAATTCTAAAGGAGATTAAATCTTTGCCTGATAGGTTCAAGAAGTTTGAAGAGGATTTGCAGAGATTGAAGGATGACGTCGCTCCAAAGGCAACGGTCTTGAGAGCCTCTGATGATGTAGGTACTTCTGTATCTGCTGCTGAGGCTGAGAAGATGGTCGGCCCAACGGAGCTTAAGGCTATCGAAGAAATCGTCGATACCATGCTTGGAAATATTTAGGAGGTTAAAATGGACATTGATTATAGGAAACTTGCGCAGGCGCTTCTCTCTGAGAAGACGCTAGAGACCAAGAATATCACTGGAACGCCAACTGCACAGATGATCTATGCTCCTGGTGGAATTTTCAGTGCTCTTGGTTTGGAGGATACCGTCGTAAATGCTGCAACGACTCCTCGTGGCATTGCTTCGATACTTCCCGCATTTGGCACAACTTTTCGTAATCCGATTTATCCTTTCATCACTGGTTTCGATCCTGATGGAAGCGCAGAGCCAGTAGGTGTCTGCGAGGACTGTCCTGGTGGAATCATCGAGGTATGTCATCAGACAGCCCAGTTTGGCAGAATCTGCCGCGAAAGTCAAGAGATGGAAATCAATGAGCTAATCCGAAAGGTGAATCGAGGAGAAACCACCGATCTTCGTGTACTTGGTGACGTGCTTGGACCCGCCCCGATGATGCCACAAGACGTTACGAGCGTTCGTGACTGGTTGAACTTGGTCACAAAGGCTCAAATGGTCATCGTTGGCACACAACTGCAATCCGCGTTTTATCCTATGGTCTGGCAAGGAAACCCCGTGAATAATACCGCTGGTGGTGGATATATGGAATTCCCTGGATTCGATATTCTCATTTCTCAGCCAAAGGTAGACCTGTTCACCAACGTTCGCTGCCAAGCCATAGAGCCAGACATCAAAGACTTCAACTACGATAACGTCTGCGGAACGGCGGCTGGTGATAGGGACATCGTACAGTACATCTCCTATCTGGACATCTATCTGCGCCACGTAGCAGATCGCGCTGGACTAGCCCCTGTGGATTGGGTTATCGCTATGCGACCAGAACTGTGGATCGAGCTTACAGCTTGCTGGCCATGTCGGTATCTGACCAATCGTTGCCAGACTAGCGTAATGCCTGGTCAGGTCAACCCGACTTTGGTGATCAATGATGAAGGAAATGTCCGAATGCGCGATGAAATGCGTAATGGGATGTTCCTCTGGGTCAACGGTCGCCAAGTACCTGTGGTGACGGATGATGGTATTTTCGAGGCTAACGTAGTAAACAACGCTAACTTGCAACCAGGCGAGTTTGCCTCTGATATTTACTACATCCCTCTCCGCGCACGCGGAATGCGAGTGTCTTACTTTGAGTTTATGGACTATACACTCACTGCTCCAGAACTCGAAGTGCTCAAGAACAAGCATCGCTACTGGGTGACGGATGGTGGTCGATATATGTGGACGATGGAGGATCAGTCCTACTGCTTCCTCTTCCGCGCAAAGATCGAGCCTCGGCTTATCTTGCGGACGCCGCATCTGTCTGGCCGAATCGAGAATGTATCTTATGAGCCTCTGCAGCACTTGAGAGATTGGAATCCTGACAGTCCTTATAGGTTGAAGGGTGGCATCGACGAAATGCCGCTTATCGACGCTAACTGGTACAAGGGCTGGGAGACTCGATAGTTAAAAACGAGCCAAGATTGATTTCTTGGCTCGTCTAAGTAAAAGAGGACTTTATGAGCGACGTTTGGCCTGTGGTGGGAATAATGGTCGTGACTTACGACCGACCAGACGAGATTCGTCGCGTCATCGTAGCATTGGAAAAATATCTAAAATATGAAGGAAGGATTATCTGGTACTTGGCCGACGATGGCAGTCCAGGCAAATATGTTTTGGATATTCAACACGATTTTCCTAAGTTGAATTTTAGGGTTTCTATCACTAAAAGACTTGGTTGGGGTGCAAACGTCAATAAATGTATGCAGATGATAGGTGAAAAACATATCTTCCTCTGTGAAGATGATTACGTTGCGCTTTATCCTCTTGACATAAATAAGGGTGTTGCTCTTCTTGATTCTAAAGCAAACATTGGTTTAGTCCGCTATGATGGTCTGGCTGGACACAGGCTCAATCTGGCGATAGAAGAAGTTGATACCTCTTTAGGTGTACTACAATACTTGGAAATCCTCAAAAATAGTCGAGGATTGAACGTTTATAGCAACCGTCCACATTTGAAACATAAGAAATTTCATCGGGCTTATGGTGAATATGCAATGGGAAAGCCACTTGGAGAGACGGAAAGTTCCTTCGCGCATAGAGTGAAGGATAAGCTCGAAAGTGGGCCGAAGCTCGTTACCTTGGAGACTGGAATTACTAGAGCTTTTAACCATATCGGTAAATCGCGTCAAGGTACAGAACTTGATCGGAAATTCAAATGATATGGATGCAATTTGGGCTGAGATAATAGAAATCTCCAAGAAGGGGCACTCATTTACTTTAGACTGGTATAAGAATCATCTGATAACTAAAGAATTGCTCAAAAGCGATATTCTTCATGGTTTAGTTTTAGATATAGGCTGTGGATTAGGAATTAGGACATTTTTAGCAACAAAGAATTGCGAAATTATCGGCATTGACTTTTCATGGGTTGCGGTTGATTATGCAACCAAGCATTTTGGTTCTAAATTTTGCGTCGCAAATGCTTTGATGATGCCTTTTGAAGACCAAATGTTTGATAATGCCTTTATGTTAGCTACGATAGAGCACATCAAAGATTTGAAAACTTTGATTTCTGAGATTTCGAGGATTCTTAAGCCTTTGGGGAAACTCTTTGTATCTGTAACGTGTGGCAATTATCATGGACATATCAGTCATGTGCATAAATTTACGAGAGCATCTTTGACTTCTGTTTTCAGACCTTTTGTGGTCTTACAAAATTATATTAAGGAGCATATAATTTTTGCAACAGTCCAATTCTGAACCGATTCTTTATAATTTAAGTTTAGATGACTTCATTCCAGCCTTCACAAATTTTGCTCTATTGAGGGAATTAGTTAGGAAATGCCCAAATATCAAGATGACTCTCTTCGTTTCCATAAACACCGCCGTGGCCAAAGGCAACGATCTTCATGATAATCCTCAGTGGTGTTCGCAGGTTCGGGCATTGCCCACCAAGAATGTAGAACTAGCCTATCATGGTTACAAACATCATCTGGTAGATGCTAAAATGATTCCTGAGTTTTCATTATTAAGTGAAGAGCAATCTATGGAGCTTTTGCAACTTTGTGAACGCACTGCGGATGAAGTCGGATTATCTTTTACTAAAGGTTTCCGTCCTCCGCGTTGGATAATTAGTAAGGGATGCGTCAAAGCATTGGAGAAGCAGAATTATCTCTATCTGGCGGGGCATCCATTTTACATAGACGATTACGAAGAAACTGACCTTCCATTAATCTTTCCAAACAGTGATATTTATTATAACACTGATCAAAAGAGTTTCTTATTTTACAACAAGGGAAAGATTCCAGATATTACCAAGTATTATCTACATAGAGGGCATTGCGTTAGCAAACTAAAGAATAATCTTACGCCCATAATCGTAAATAAGATTCTGCAAACGATTCACAGTTTGGCTCCTGCACGATTTGTATTCTTAAGTGAATTGGCGACCATGATGCAAGAGAAAGGTCTTCAGAGACTCTAATGCCAGCGCAACGCACTCGCGGTTACATAGAAGATATGCTTAATCGCTTTCATTGGTCTACACAGGGTAAGATCATTTTGGACACTTGCGCAGGATTCATCCTTAGTTGGACTACTTGGTATGAGTCTTTATTCAAAGGTGCTGTTTATTTCAAGCATGATGTCTCTGACACCACACCCCCATCGATGGATTATATCTGTGATATTTGTGCATTAGACAATATTGTTGGCGCGGAATATGCTGATTTCATCTTGAATATGGAATCTCTTTCTCGAATTTATGATCCTCAAAAAGCCATAGATGTGTTGTGGAAGGTGTGCAAATTTGATGGAGTCTGTATTCTAACCACCGATTTTTACCATGTTTATCGACCTTCTGGCCCTAATACAATGCGAGATTACTGGCGTTTCACTCCACGGGGGATGGTGCAGTTATTTCGTCGTTTTCAAATCTTAGATGTGACTGCTGAGGGGCACTCTGCGACACAAGCCAGGGGAGTGTGGATTACAGCGACGAAAGTGAAAGATTGGAAAGCGCAGGAGAAGATCAATCTTGATTCCGATCCCTTACCAGTCAAGTTGCGCCAGGTTCCCTTAGACTATCCAGGATGGGTAGAATCGACGCGGCGCATCAACGCAAGGAAGATGAAAAAATGATCCCAGTCTTTCGGCCATCTCTTGGTGAAGAAGAACTCAAAGCCCTTTGGGAAATATTTCAGACTGGCTGGATAGGACTCGGCCCGAAGACGGAAGAGTTTGAGGAACGATTCGCAGAGTATGTCGGTGCGAAGTACACTATTGCCACTAATAGTTGCACGGCGGCCCTTCACTTATGTTGCTTGGCTTTAGATCTCGGTGAATGGGATATGGTAGCTGTTCCTACGATGACTTTCGTTTCCACAGCCCACGCTCCGACCTATTGTGGCGCGCTCCCCCTTTTCATCGACATCGTGCCAGATGTTTTGAATATCCAGCTCAAAGATCTGGCACAAAAACTAAGGACGGCAGCGAAGTTAGGCCATCCTAGTGTGAAGGCCATAATCCCCGTACATTATGGTGGTCATCCCTGCCAGATGGACGCCATTTGGAATATCGCCGACAAATATGGTCTCCATGTCATCGAAGACGCTGCACATGCCTGTGGGAGTGAGTATAAGGGGCAAAAAATCGGTAGTCTTGAACGCAGTATGGCCGCTTGCTTCAGCTTTCATGCAGTAAAAAATCTCCCCTGTGGCGATGGAGGAATGATTACCACAAATCGCCTAGAACTGGCTGAAAGACTACGACGACTTCGATGGTGCGGAATTGACAAGAGCACTTGGGATCGAACCGAGGAGGCTGCGTATAAGCAATATTCTTGGTATTACGAAGTTGCAGAATTGGGATACAAATATCATATGAACGATATTGCCGCCGTCATTGGCTTATGTCAACTTGCAAAACTAGACACAGCTAACGCCAGACGACGTGAGATCGCAAGCACTTACACTGCTGCCTTTCAGGAGAGTGCCCCTTGGATAGAAACTCCTATAGAGAAACCATATGCGAAAAGTTCTTGGCACAATTATGTGATAAAAACTTCCCACAGAGACGCCTTGAACGCTTTCCTCAAGGAAAAGGGGATCGCCACAGGGGTACATTACTACCCGATTCATTTGCAGCCTTATTATCGTCGCAGGTTGGGTTCTATGATTCTTCCTGTCGCAGAGCGAGTATGGCCAAAGTTGTTGACGCTTCCAATGTATCCTGCTCTCACAGATGATGAGGTTTCTTATATCATCGATTCTATCTTGGATTTTGGGAGGATGAATGAATGTTCATAGGTAAGAAGGTGATTTTACGAGCTTATGGTAATTATTTAGATGATGATTGTCTTGTGCGATGGCGGAATGATCCACAGGTGAAAGCCTTCTTCTTCGAAGAGGAGCCTCTTTCTTTTGATTCACATTCGGAATGGATTGATAAAGTCTTATGTGATCCCAATGCTCGATATTATATGATTCAGACTATCGATGATACAACTATTGGTGCTATTGGACTGAGCAACATAGATTGGCGCAATCGCACAGCGGAGTTTGGTCGATTTCTTATCGGAGAGGCTAAATACCGTGGATGGGGCTATGGTATGGAAGCTGTATTCTTGCTCCTTGATTATGCTTTCAATCACCTCAATCTCAACAAGATTTGGTTAGAGACTATGGCTCTAAATGAGGGTGCTAGGGCGGTTTATCAAAAGATGGGCTTTCAAGAAGAGGGCATTCTTAGAGAGCAGAAGTTCAAGAATGGGAAATACATCGATGTCTATATTCATGGTTTACTGAGGGATGCTTTCAATGCGTTGAGAGAAACACTAATTAAAGAGTTGGATTTGTGAAAAGCAGGGACTTCGATGAGTCTACGATAGAATTCTTAACAAAGTATCATTTTCATGGTGAATCTGCCTTAGATATTGGTGCTCGTTATCTTCCTGAATATGGTGCTGGTCTTTTCAAGGGCTTGCAGAGATTTGGTGTCAAAGATTATACTATTTTGGAGATTCATCCTCCAAATGTCAGGGAATTACGAGAACGTGGTTATAATGCAATCTCTGGAGATGTTCGATTCATTAACTATATTTTTCCCGCAAATTCTTTCGATGTAGTTTGTTGGATTCATGGCATCGAGCATCTCAATAATTTTGCAGAAATCTATTTGACAATAAAGAAACTTTGTCGAATCACACGAAAGTTCCTTATGCTCTCTTTTCCAGTCGGCAAGGAAAAACAAGGCCCGATAGATGGCAATCCTTATGAAGAGCATCGATATTTCATTATGGATGTAAGGAAGATTTTAAGTTGCTTTGAAAGACAGGATATTGTTCATTCGATTGTATATCCTAGACCAAAAGGGAAAACAAAATTTTGGCCAAATGCGGTAATTCTTTATGAGAAATGAAAGACTACTACAACTAAAAGAAAAGAAAAGTTTGATAATTCACGTAGCTGCTCCCTCTGATATAAGTCCTCCAGGACTCGGTAGAAATTTATGGGGGGATAACTGGGCAAAGGAAGAATTATCTACAGCTTTGAAGAATCTCGGACATCGTATCTCAGTTAGTAGACCAGACATAAATCCACCCGATGTACTAATTCATCTTTCTGGTGGTGAGATAGAATATATTTATAAAAAGAAAATCGAACAACTTCCAAGCAGCATTTACAAGATCGCTTGGGTTTATTCCCATCCTGAGAAACCAAATTCTACAAATTTGCGTGGCTATGATAAAATCTTTTGCTGTTCGACATTTTTCACTGCAAAATTGCGACAGATGGGTTACGATGCACAGGTGATGTTAGGCGCAACTTCTAAAAGACCTGTGAATATAGCTAATAAGTATGATATGGTCTTTGTAGGAAATAATAGAGGCCCTCATGGAATGGATGGTCGAGCAATAATCAACCATTTGAAATCTTTAGGGAATCTTCCTTATAGAATTGCCATTTTTGGAAATAATTGGAAAGGAAAGATTCCAGATTCGTGGTATGGCGGTCGTTACTATCCCTATCCAGAAATCCAGAATCTTTACGCATCGGCAAAAATGTGTCTTCAAGATCATAGGCCCGAAATGTCCAGAGAGGGTTTCGTTTCGGTAAAAATCTTTGATATTTTAGCTAGTGGAAGTCTTGCTATCTCAGATAAGAATATTGGTTTGCAAGGAATTTTCAAGGGTGCTGTACCACAGTATAAATCAGCTCAACATCTTAGACAATTGTTAGATCGCTACATCAATGATCCACAGGAGCGAGAGCGTTTAATCAAACTGGGTCAGAAGACTGCCTTCGCTTGTACTTGGGAAAAACGAGCAGCTTTATTCGTGGAGGAACTTCGTGGCTGAACGAATCTTTTATGTAGATTTATTTGAGAAAACAAACTCTAACTTTTATTGGCTCAATGCTTTCCGAAAACTTGGTATAGTTCAGCACTTTGATGCTCGGAATAAAAAAGATCGCCTTGAGCAGATTCTTCTCGATTTTCGACCTACACACATTCATCTTGGCGGTAGTGTAAAGTCTGGGAGAAGCGTCGATGCTCGAATGTTACGAAGAGTCAAGGACGAATTGAATTGTGGTATCTCTGCTTTCTACGGCGACCGTCCTTACTCTGAGTATCATCTGCGACTTGCTAGAGTTGCAGCAGATTATGTTTATATCTCTAACAAGACACACATAAAACAGAATATTGAAAAGGGAGTTTTCAACTGTACTTATCTTCCTTGTCCTACAGAGCCTAGTATTTTCAAGTATCGTCCATCGAAGCAGATTTACAATGTAGTTTTTCCTGGTTGGAATAACGATGTTTCCAGACGTAGAACTTTGAATGAGTTGCACAAGAGATTCAATCTCTATGTGGCTGGCCCAAATTGGACAGGGACACAATTTAAATCTCTCAGTCCTGCTTTCGGTGGAGACTTTGCTAAATTGTGCGGGCAGACGAAGATTATGCTCAGTCTGATCGGAGACGAATGGCGATATTTGGAGGGATACTTTTCGAATCGATTGCCCAATGTTTTAAGTTCCCGTTGCTTCCTTATTCAGACTTATTCTGAAGGCATCGAGGATTTGTTTACTAACCACAAGCATCTGGTTTGGTACAAGTCAGATCAGGAACTCTTTGCTATGATAGATTATTATTTGAAACACCCAAAAGAGCGTACAGAAATTGCTATAAATGGACAAAGGGAAATACTGGCACGATATACTTTTACTCACTACACAAAAAAGATAATCGAGGAATGCCATGCTACAACTCAATTTGGGTAGTGGGACTACTCGAATGAAGGACTTCGTAAATATCGATAAATATTCTAAAGAAGCGGATCTAAATGTGGACGCCTCTGAGTTGCCTTACGCTAATGATACTGTGGACAAGATTTACACATCGCATATGGTAGAACACGCCACATTACAAGAGTTTCAGATAATGCTGAAAGAATGGAGGAGGGTTCTAAGGTTTGGTGGAGTATTGATGATTCGTTGCCCAAATATTGAGGCTTATCTAAAGAGATGGTTGGCAGGTGATTCTAAGTTGCGTTGGGGAGAGGGGTTGACCTGGCTTTTGGGATCGGTCTCAAGAGGAGAAGGGCACATCAATAGGAACTTTTTCACGGCGGATAGGATGCACCAGATTGTTAAAGATTCTGGTTTCAAGATAAAGAAATGCACTGCTTACCCAACTAGGTCGGGACATATGCCAGATGGCGACATACTTTGTGAGGCTATAAAGTGACTTTTTTATCTGTGGTAACTCGATCTTGCGGAAGGACTCGATTGCTTGCAAGAAATAGGAGGTCGTTGGCAACGCAGATTGATCCCGATTATGAACATATAATAATTACTGATAATGAGCATAAAGGACTGCACGAAGCCAATAAAAGTCTGAATCAAAATAAACACAGGGTGAATGGGCAATATGTTCTGATTTTGGACGACGACGATTACATTAGCGATAGAAGTTTCATCAAGCATTTAAAGAATGTAGCCGCACAACATCCTGTTGACATCATTCTTTTCAAGGCATATCGCAAACCGTTCAGTGACTTTCTACCATCAAAGAGAACTTGGGGGAAGCCCCCTGTGCTGGGGGAGATCGGGTCTTGCTGTTTCATCGTGAAAAGAGAGATCTGGAAACAGCACATTTTTATGTTTGCAAAATCGAGGCACGGGGACTATTATTTCATAAAGGCACTCTTTGATGCAGGGTGCAGTACCTATTGGATCAATAGAACGATGATAATGGTGGATAAAATCGGAGGAAAAGGATTGCCTAGAAAGGTCGTAGTGTCGCCAGATGTGGGAAAAGTTTACGAGAATGTTACGGTGATACTAATTAATCACAAGACGAAAAAATTGACGAACGAGGCACGGCGCACTATGATGTTGTATTATCCAAAGATTCCTCTAGTGCTCATCGACAACGGATCTGGCGACGAATCGACGCTTTATGTAAAGACAGTCGGGGAGATGCACGAGAATATCACAGCCGTTTTGAATGAGAAGAATATTGGGCATGGCCCCGCTATCAATCAGGGGATTGCACTGGCAAAGACACCTTATGTATTCCTTTATGATTCTGATGCCTCTTTAAAGTGTGCAGGACTTTTGGAGGCAATGATCGCTGAGTTCGAGAGGAATCCAAAACAACTATACGTGACAGGGTGGTTGAGAAGCGTAGACAAATGGTCGGGAGTGCCCACAGGTAAGAAGGGAGGGAATGTTATTTCTTATATTCACCCCCATGCTGCGATGATCGATAGGGAAAAGTTCCTTCAGTTAACGCCGATGGAAAATTCAGGTGCTCCTTGCGTGGGAAATATGAGATCGGCTTTGGCACAGGGCTTTGAACTGCAAGATTTCCCTGTGCAGAATTATGTCAAGCATCTTATTGCTGGAACGCGGAGGATGTTCCAGGGAAATTGGCGGCCTGGTGCGACCGCGAAAGCACGGGCGTGGCGATCTGATGAACATTATCCGATCTGAGAAAAGGAGACTCAGTTGACACGACTCATTGACAGAACAGGCCACCGATACGGAAGATTACTTGTACTAAGTCGAGCAGAAAATAGAAATGGGGACATTATATGGATATGCCATTGCGACTGTGGAAAAGAAGTCGAAGTACTTGGAGAAAGCCTCCAAAGTGGCCGCACTCAAAGTTGTGGTTGCCTTCAGAGAGATAGAGCGAAGGCACAACTCATCGATAGAACTGGTCGTCGATTTGGAAGACTAATCGTTTTATGTCAAGCAGAATCCAAAGGAAGACAAATCGCGTGGCTCTGCCACTGTGATTGTGGCAAAGAAGTCGAGGTACGCGGAGAGTGTCTTCAAAACGGTCATACCCAAAGTTGCGGTTGCTTAAGGAGTGAAGGAGTGCGCAAAAGACAAAGTTTGCCTTTTGGAGAAGCGGCATTCAATCAATTGGTTAGTACTCTGAAATATTCGGCTAAACAAAGAGGATATTCTTGGAATCTAACAGTAGAACAGATTCGACGATTAACCTCTCAAGTGTGCTACTATTGTGGCAAGGAACCTTCTCAACGGGGAAGAAGTTTGGTTCATTCTCATTTCAATGGAGTATACCTTTTTAATGGCCTTGATCGTATTGATAATGAGTGCGGATACGAAATTGATAATGTGGTATCATGTTGTAAGGACTGTAATTATGCAAAAAGAAAGATGACTCAAGATGAATTCTTAGCCTGGATCTCACGAGTCTATAACCATTCTGCGAGTAAAGAAAATGAAACTCTTTCTTAGTCCCACACCAACTATTGATCCTTCGCAAAAGTCCATCACAGGTGTCGAGCGCGTAATAATTGAGCAAAGACGTTACTTGATTGATTATCTGGAGTTTACTGACAGCCCCTTAGATGCAGATGTGCTCGCAGCTCATGTTGTGCCCTTTGCCGATACCTTGCCAGACATCCTTCACTGTCATGGACTTTATCCGTCGGGAGAGTTTCCGCTGCCAGCATGGATGTGGCGCTCAAATCGGAATATTATTGATACCATTCGGAAAGTCAAGAGGATTACAGTCCCATCTCCGTGGATCGCCGAGATCTTCGTGCGCGATATGGGCTTCGCTCCAATTATCGTACCTCATGGCATCCGTCTTGAAGAATGGCCAGAGCCTTCTACAGCAAGGGAAATGGATGTAATTTTCAATAAAAATCGAGTCGATGCCGTCTGTACTCCTGAACCAATGCAACAACTCGCTGTCCTGTGTCCTGACATGAAGTTTATCTCCACTTTTGGTGTGCCTTCTTCCAAGAACTTGGATATAGTTGGATTGCAACCCTACGACAGAATGCAGGAAATCCTTTACAAAAGTGGCATCTACTTTGCCCCAACCAAGGAGACTTATGGGATAGGCATCCTCGAAGCTATGGCCGCAGGAATGGTGACATTAGCCTGGAATTGGGGTAATGCGCCTGAGCTAATAGTCCACAAGAAAACTGGATACCTCGCTAAACCAGGAGATTATGAAGATACTGTGAAGGGTTTACGATATTGCATCGACAATTTCGATAAATTATCGAAAGCCGCTCGACAAGAAGCCCTAAAACATGATTGGAAAGACATCATCCCCAAATACGTCGAAGTCTATGAATCGGCCTTAGAGAAACATCAAGGCCCACAGGTCTCGGTAATAATCCCTTGTTATAACTACGCTGATTTCGTTGCTGATGCCATTCGATCTGTAAAATCGCAGACCTTCTTGGACTGGGAGTGCCTCGTAGTCGACGATGGCTCGGAAGACGACTCGCTAGTGGAAATTAATAAGGCCGTGAATAACAATCCAAAGTTCAAAGTCTTAGTCCAATCCAACCGTGGTGTAGCAAGCGCACGAAATCGAGGCGCGATGGAGGCCAAAGGCGAATTTCTGTGTTTCCTCGATGCTGATGATACTTTAAAAGAACGCTTCATGGAGACACTCCTACCGCCCTTGCTAGAGGATCGATCTATCGGAATCTCTTTTGGTAGTCTTGAGCTTCACACCCCCCGTGGGCCTGTCGCTGGAAGTTGGCCGAATGGTTTCAATTTCGATGCTCAGTTGAAGAAGCAGAATCAAGTACCTTCTTGTAATCTTCTTCGTAGAGACGCTTTTTTCAGAGCTGGTGGATATAAAAATCATTTCACGCTTGGAGAAGACGCTGAACTCTGGACTAACATTGGTTTAGCAGGTTTCAGTGCGATTCATACAACTCAAACCCCTGTGATGATTTATCGAGTCCATGAGAATAGCATCACCAACAAAGCAAGGAAAGAAAAGGTAAAAGAACCCAACTGGTTAGACTTTATTCCCGCCGCCAATGGTGGCCCACAGCCGTTCGCCAGCATCGCAACTCCAGAACACTATTCTCACCCTGTGTTCAGTTACGATCAACCGTTGGTCTCCATCATCATTCCTGTCGGCGATGGACATGAGGCGATCTTAGAGAATGCAATAGAGTCAGTAAAAGCACAGACCGACGGACGATGGGAATTAATTGTAGTAGACGATACAAAGTTTGGCAAAATCAAAAATTGTGGTATACTTCCCTATAGTGTTCGATACCCACTTATAAACTGGAAGAGGAAGCGAAAGTACGGAAACGTCAGTGCTGCTAGAAATCTGGGGGCGAATTCTGCGAAGGGGAGATTCCTGCTCTTCTTGGATGCAGATGATGAGTTAGACAAGCACTTTCTTAGGCAGACATTAAAAGTTGCAGCCGTCAGGCCAAAATCGATCATCTATACTGATTGGATCTCACTTCCAGAAGGAAAAGTTCATCACGCCGAAGAATGGAACTTTGAGCGACTAAAGAATCAGGCTCTCTTCGTCGTTACTTTTTTACACCCAAAAGAAGCCTTCGATGAAGTCGGCGGATTCAATGAAGAGATTCCTGTTTGGGAGGATTGGGACTATACTGTACAACTAGCGCATAAAGGTTATCATGGAATAAGGGTTCCTGAACCACTATTCTCTTATCATTATGAAAGCGGCAAGAGAAGGGAAGAGTGTCTCGATAACGCCGAAGAACTAATGAAGGGATTTAGGCAGAGATATTTAACTTTAGAAGCCCTACCTCCTAAAGAACTGGGATTAGTGATATTATCTGAAGATCCCTTAATTAAGAAGTCAATCAAAAAGGATGAAGCGATGGCAACGAAAGCACTAATCAAGTACACAGGTGACAATATGGGAGCGCGGACTTTTAGGACTCCTTTAGGAAACCGTTATAGATTCGATGGTCGTGGTCAACGGCAATCTTGGGTTCCGATAAAAGACGTACACTTTTTCGAGCGGATGCTCGACTTTCAAGTTGTTGAGACACAATAGATGGGCTGTGGGTGTAGCAGGAACATCGTTAATATAAAGAGCCGTCCTCCAGATTTGAGGGGACATCCTACTGTGATTCTTGAATATACTGGAGACAACAAAGGATCGAGGACGGTGAATACTCCCCTTGGAAGTCTATACAAATTTGATGGGGTAAATCATAAGAGATTCACTGTTTTGAGTGGCGACGTATTCTTCTTCACACAACAACTAGGACAATTCAAATGGGTTGCAGGTGCAGGAAAAAATTAGACTCATTAAAATCTAGGAATCTCGATGGATTGATAACTGTTACATACCTGGGAATTTATCAGGGTTCGAGAAACTTCAAGACTCCCACGGGGAGCGTCTATCGATTTGGTACTGGAGCAAATTCAACCAAGTTGGTCAATCTTCGTGATAGAGACTATTTTAGTGCCTTACCTGACTTTGCGGTGGAGGGATAAATGGCTAGAGCCGATACTCCCACGTTGTTAAGCTTGGATCATTATTCAGAGATTCTCGGCCTCGATCCTCGGCATTTCAATCAAATGAGGTGTAATGCTTTCCCTGTAGTATCGACCTGTGAATCTATCTGGTATCAATACGATTGGATGGATAAGGGCAAGGCTTCACGGGAGGGGTTAGCGCGGGCCATCGCTCAAGCCGAGCAGATGATAATGAATGAACTAGAGTTCTCACCAGCTCCAAGATGGTTCGAGGCTGAGAAGCATACTTATCCAAGGCAAGATCGAGTATTGACTAATTATGGAACAATCTATTATCCAGCCCAGAATCAGGATAGGCGAAAGACGGTTACGACACGATATGGTTATTTCATAGAAGGTGGAAGAAAAAAGATCGATGCGATTGGAAGCAATCGACCAGTTCAATATATCGACTTAGATGGCGATGGTTTCAATGAAATCGCCAGAGTAACCGTACCTTATGTCAATGCAAATACAGCTTTGACTAAAGAGAGAATCGGTGTTTTTCCATCGACTGATACAGATGAAACCAAGCGTATTCGAGGACTTAAGATAGGACTTACGAATACTCAAGTAATAATTGAAGGACAAAGTTCACAGTTTGTGCATCCCATCAATTGGCAAATAGATGCTGCTATAAATGGTGACGACGTAACTGTTTATTTGGATGAAGTATTCGTTTATGATATTCATACATCTGAACAAGGAACGAGTTTTGCTCCCACAGTCTTCGAGTGGGAAAGAAGCACTGTAATAAACTTCGTAACAGCATCTGGAGTACTGCGGGCGCGAAATCCAAATCTTGGAATCGTAACATTGGTTCCAGCGGTTTGGGATAGTGCTACATCAACATGGTTAGCTGCATATTTCAATATCACAGATGAACCTTACTACGCCAATCTCTATTATAGGGCTGGATTTCCTGTGAATTATCAGGGAAGAATGGCTGCGCCCTTCGATAGAGCCGTGGCAGCTCTCGCTACTTCTCTACTCACTGAGCCAATCTGTGGTTGCGGCGGGTCTGAGAAGTTGGCACAGGAATGGCAATCTAGGCCAACAAGTCCTGTAGCTTTTGAACAGTTGACAGCTCCATTTGGGCCTAAAAATGGAGCTTGGGAAGCGTGGTTGATAATTTCACAATACTTGGGCGTAGGATACGCCTTGACTTAGGAGGTTAAAATGACTGACATCTTTTGGAAACGTGGGCAAGGAAGGGCTTTCATACAGCCTTATCGAAATCCTTCCCACAATAATGTTTATCTCGGCTGTGCTAGAGTTGGGGGTTACACCAAATCTCGCGGTGATCTCACACCAGTATATTGTCCTTCTCCCGAAAGGTATGGACAATATGAAGTGGTAGATGTCATCAGAGGAGAAGGCGGACTTCCGACTACATCGGTCGATGCTAGGTTTGGTTTGGTCAACGAAATTCTCGAACAAGAATGCGACTTCGATCTGGATGTGCATTATGGAAGGTGTGCCGATCCCACAGATTTCAATAGGGGTTGGGAGAAAATAATCAAGTTTGAGAGGTCTGGAATCACAGAGGAATCTTCAGATGAACTTTCCTCTTTGGAGCCTACCGATGAAGCCTTGATTATGCTCACTGCAAGCATCACTTCTTGGACGCGCATCTTCATCGAAAGAATGACTTACGCCGAACGAGCCGCTAGTGAGACCGATACTCCAGTTTTGGCTGTGGCTATTTGCGATGATTTGTCTTGCGGGGAATGCGGTTGGGAGTCTGGAGGTTGTCGAAGACTGTTGGCTGCTACAGCAGCAGTTGCGGGATCTCCTTACGATCTTCCTGAGCTACTCGAATCCTTGGATAAGGGCTTAAACTGGAATGAGTGGGACATCGATACGCTCCACGACGCTGACGTATCTGGAATGGCTTGTGTTGGAAGTCGCGTAGCCGTAGTCTCTGCTGGTTCTACAGGATTGCACTATGCAAGTTTGTCTGACTTGGACTCGTGGACGGAAGTTCCGAATGTGTTCCAAGTTGGCGCACTGCCTTTGGCGATCTTTGCGTTCTCTCCAACACAAATCTGGATCGTTGGACAGAATGGCTACGTATACTTCACAGATGATATAACTTCTGCTGCGGCTTACGAAGTTCAGGATGCTGGTGCGGCTGCTGCTGGGGACGATCTTTTGGATGTTCACGCTGCGACCAGTCGTAATGTGGTGGCAGTCGGCGAACTCGGTACGGTAGTTGTGACAACTAACGGAGGATTGACTTGGGCTGTGGCGGCTTCATCGCCTACTGCCTCGGATATACATTGTATCTGGATGAGGACTCCGTATCATTGGCTCGTGGGGAGCGCAGATGGGAACCTCTACTACACTCTTAATGCTGCTGTAGCGTGGGTGCAAAAGGAGTTCCCTGATGATGGAAGTGGGCATGTCCTAGATTTGGTCTTCTATGGATACACAAATTCCTCGGTAGGTTATATGGTTTATGCCTATGATCCGACAGGAACTCCTCCGAGCGCGACGAGTGATGGACGAATTCTTCGGACTTTGGACAATGGCAACTCCTGGTATGTTGTGCCTGAAGAGGAGGCATCGTCTGTTCCAGACAATCTTGCACTAACTGAGTTGGCAGTATGTAGAGATCCAAACTTCGTTTTGGCTGGTGGATACCGTACACTTGCAGATGGAATAGTTGTTGTTGGAGAAGGCTGAGTTTAAAAGGGGCGAGGTCAAATATAGAGATGCGAGTCTTGGGTTCTATCCATGGAGTTCTGGGAGCACCAACCTCGCCCCAAATATAAGGAGGAAGAATTTGTATAAAGGACGTGCGAATGATGTATAAAAAGGGGACATCTGAATATGATTTATGGAGGGGAACACCTGAATATGACCTGTGGCGTGAACGAATATCTATGGCTCGCAAGGGCAAACCCTTTTCCGAGAAACACAAGCGGAATCTATCTGTAGCTCATAAGGGCCGACCGAGACTGGACTTGAGGGGCAAACCACGTTCTGATGAGACTAAGAAGAAACTTTCTGCGGCCCATATGGGCAAGCATCATTCTGAGGAAACAAAGCAAAAAATCTCTATTGGCAATAAGGGCAAGTTGGTTTCTGAAGAAACTGGGCAGAAAATCTCTGCAGCTAAGAAGGGTAAACCAGTGCCAAACTTGTGTGGTTCAAATCATCCAAATTGGCATGGTGGCGTATCCTTTGAGCCATATCCAATAAATTGGACAAAACATTTTCGAGAAACAATTCGGAAACGGGATAATTATACCTGCATACTGTGTGGAAAGCCACAAGGCAAAAGACGACATTCCATACATCATATAAACTACGTCAAGGGGGATCTTTGTCTCGAAAATTTAGTGACTCTCTGTTCAGACTGTCACCGCAAGACTAATGACGACCGTGAATATTGGGAAAACTTATTTATGATGGTATATGTTCCCGACTTCCCAGAGTTGATAGCAGTCTCTTAATTCAAGAAAGATGGAGGAAAAATGAGTCTTGTTGCTGATGAATTGGCTGGAAAGGCCCTCGAAAAAGAGGGAGCACAAAAATCTACGCTTATTCTTGCAAGTGGAGCAGTCGTAGAGGCGCGGCCTGTACCAGATATGGTGCTTCAATCACTATTCTTACAATATCCAGAACCACAACCGCCTATCTTGGAGACAGAAGTACGTGGAAAAATGATCAGGGAAGCGAACCTTAGCGATCCAGATTATCTCGCAGCAGTAGCAAAGAGAAATGGAGTGCTCAGTGATGCCGTACTCAATCTAACGCTCCTTCGCGGTTTGAAGATTTTACAGTTGCCTCCAGATTTGCCTGAGTATGGCGAAGATGATTCGTGGATAGAAGAGCTTTCTGATATTGGCATCGAAATCCCAGAAAAAAAGACTCTACGAAAACTTCTTTGGATGCGATACTATGTAGCCGTTTCTACAGGAGACTTGGTAAAACTTCAACAGGAGAGCATGAGGCTTGCGGGTACTTCCGAGGAGGAAATCCAAGTCGCCATGCAACGGTTTCAGCGTGACCGTGGACGGGATGCCGATACAGCACCTTCAGCAAGCGACTCAGAAGGGACCAGAGATCAGGTACAGTAGAGATTTCGAGTGTAGGGAAGCCGCCAGATTTGCGGTAATTCCTTGGCATGAATTTCAGCGACTTTCACAAGTGGAGAAAGCGCAGACTTTGGCGCATTTTAGGCTGAAAAATATGATAGACACAGCAATTCTGAGTAGGAAATAATGGCTGCAATTGGTATAGAATTCGTCGCAGTAGGTATTTCCCGTTTTATGCGGGTGTTGACTACTGCTGAATCCGCTGTAAAAAAGGGAAGTCAGGGATTTGTTGATGCTGCGAAAACATCGCTGAGTTATGCCCAGCGACAACAAACCCTCGCTATAGCAATTAATAAAGTAAAAGAAGCGCAAGATAAAAATTTGACCGTCCACCCTGCCATTTTAGTAGCCATCGAGAAAGAGAAAAGAGCACTAAAACTGCTTTATGCAGAAATGCGTACTGGTCGTGCTGAGATGGTTTCAAATACTGCTGAAGCTGGAAAGTTCGCACGTAATCTTTATACGGTTAGTTTTGCAGCAGGAATAGCGAGTGCTGCTCTCTTAAAAATCAGTCAAGTCAATCTAAAAGCTGCCCTATCCGTTGAAAAGTATTACATCGCTCTCGATGTACTCACTGAATATACAGGTGCTAATACAGATGCTGTTGCAGCCGAAATAGCAGAGCTTGAAAGCCGTAATATGACTAGAGGCGATGCTATTCGGATGGTCGCTAGATTGATGGCTGCTGAGTTTGATTATACTAAAGCCTCTGACATTGCATTGGCTGGTACACGTCAATCGATACTTACTGATTTGACGGCAACAGAAGTCATTGAACGTATGACTGATGCTATTATAAATAGGACTACCAGAGGGCTGAAAGACATCGATTTGCTAATGCTCACTAATGAAACATTCGACAAATTCGCTGAAAATTTGGAAATAGTCACCAAAAATATGACGGAAGGCGAACGTAGTCAAGCGATTTTTAATGCAGTTTTAGAACGAACTAATCTTTTAGTGGGCATAGAAAACAAATATAGGGAAACTGGAACGGCATTACTTGAAGAATATCATAAAGAAGTTAAAGATCTGCAAGAGACTCTTGGAAAAGGTTTGCTTCCTTCTCTCATCGATGTCTTGAAAGTTGCTAATGATTTTCTAGGATGGTTAAATAAACTTCCTAAAGCTGCTACAGATGCCATAGCTATATTAGCACTTCTCGCTGGGGCGATTGCTGGTGTAACAACGAGCACCCTTATGTTTGTAGGTCTTCTTAGAATAGCTGGACTTGACGCGCTCCTTGCTAAAATAGGAACTATTGCTACTGCAATTACTCCTGCAGTTGGTATAGCTGTTTTGGCTTTGGGTGCTCTTACCATAGGGATTAGTCGAGTCACTAAAGCGATCAAAGACTTGAAAACGGCTCCTTTAGAGGATGCCATTCAATCTATGGAGAGAATCTTTTCTGGAATTCTAAAAATACCTCTTGTTCCTCGTCCAATTGCTGAATGGATAGTACGCAAACTTAGGGAACTTTTTGATATAGTTACAGACGAAGCTGAAAAAGCGGGACGGGATGTAGGACGAGCCTTCATAGATGCTATGGTCGAAGAAATAAATGCACAACTTCGCCAAGTAGACATTGAGGCAACTCGTTTAGCAGAAGCATTTGAACTCGAACAAGCAAAGGCAACAGTAGTTCTCGTTCCTTTGCGATTGCAAGAATTACAGATTCAAAGAAACATTGACAAAACGCAACGATTGGCTGATGCAGCAGAAGAACTAGCCGAAGGCCCACTAAAGAATGCACAGGCTCAACTTAAACTACTTGGCGACATCTCCAAAGATTTAGATAGAGCACTACTACCTTATGAACATGCTCTGAAACGAACAGAAGCCGCTGCTGCTGAAATACTCATTCCTCTGCGAGCACAAGAAAGGTCTCTGCAACGACAACTTGATTTGCTAGAACGGAGAATCGCTCTCGAACGTGTCTCTTTAGAGAATGCTCTTAGAGTAGCAGAATTGTCTTTACGTGGAATCGAAGATCAAGTATATGCCCTTGATAAAGCTCTGTGGCCTTTGCAGGACGCCTTTACTCAGATTCGTGCTGATGCCGATTTGATATTGATTCCACTTCGCAGACAGCAGAGGGCTATCGAACGACAGATCGATTCTATGACTCGTCTCTCCGAAATAGAACAAGAACGAATCGAGAGACATCTTCGTGCTTTGGAGCAGCAGAGAGACGCTTTACAAGAGATCATCGACGTTGATAGAGATCGTCTTGAGCTAATCAATCACGAAATCTTTATGGAGCAGTTACGTAATAGAATCCTTCAGCGAGTTACTTCTGCTGGACTCCTTACGATGCAATCTCAATCAGCAGTTCTACAAGACCAACTCGACCTTCGACAAGAACAGATGAAGGCCCTGAATGAGCAGACTAAAGACGAACGCGAGAGATTACAAGATGTAAAAGATACTCTTGAGGAACAACTTGAACCTCTAAAAAAGCGTCTGCAGCTAATCCTTGATGCCATCGCTCCTGAAGAAGAAAGAGTGCTCTTCGCTCAAGAAGAACTTCGCTTGGAGGAGGCGAGACAGACAGCATCTAGAATAACTTTAGAGCAGCAAAGACGACTGGCCGAGGAAGAGGTAGAGCAAGCACGGCGTAGACTCGAAGACTTTGATGAATTAACTATAGCGCGAACTCAGGCGTTGAGAGATGACCTTACAGCCATAGGAGACCTAATCGCTCGTGAAGAAGAAAAAGTACAGCTTGCACGCGATGCACTGGAATTGGAGCGTGCGCGACAAACTGAGACCAGAATAGCACTCGAAAATGCAATTCTTCTGTGGGAAGATATACGCGATACAGCTCAAATACATTTTGATATAGTTAAGGAAACTTATGATACTATACTTGAGGGTTTAAAAAATGAGTTGGACGCTGTGGGAATTCTTATAACCGCAAGAGAAGATGAACTCAAGATAATTAGCCTAATAAGAGATGCGGTAGATGCTACCCTGAAGTTGGAAAAGGATCAACTTGAAACAAGAAAGAAATATTTATCAACATTAAAGGAGATCCAAGAACTTCCGCTTATAATGAAGAGTGGTGCAACTGGTGATGCAACTGCAATTCCCTCTGCGACTGCAATTCCCACCGTTCCAATGCCATCACCAGTGCCTACACCGTCGATAACAAGTCAATCTAGTGTAGTTGGACCAACGATTCAATTGGTAGCGCATTATGGTAAAGTGCAGTCTATAGCGACTATAAAGGACGATGTGGAGTTAATGTTATCCTATGCGCATTAGACATCAAAAAGGTGAGACTTTTCGCATCGTCACAGCCTGTGACGGAAAAACTTGGTTAGATTGGCCTATGGCTCTTACTGAGATTAGCGGCTTGGCTATGCCTCCTCTGGAACACAGGACTTCTCGTTCTCCGTTTCAACATGGGGAGACTCTATTGGGCACAGTGCTTAGGCCGAGGGTAGTGCAAATAAGTATGCACTTGAGGGGCTGTGATAGGCCACAGATGTGGGCGTTGCGAACTCAAGTGATCGAGTTATTAAATCCCTTATTGGGGCAATTCAAGTTTCAGGTGCTCTTCGATGACGGAAATATCTATGAATTATGGAACGTCGTTTTCGACGCTGGTTTTGATGCGGGAACCGTCGATCAGATTCAGCCAGAGACACAGAGGATTTCTCTTCGTCTTATTGCCTATGATCCTGTGTGGTATAGTCCACAGCAGATAGTGGAAATATCTGGTGGAGAATTAGAACCCTGGTTGGTCTTTCCTATGGCATTTCCAATCATGTTTGGTGTAGCAGATTCCTTATCTGAAATAGTAGATGTATTAAATTCTGGAAACTGGGTATCCCATCCCACCATTATTTTCCAGGGACCGATGGAAGGCCCTATCGTAGAAAATCTTACTACAGATGAAAAGTTAGAATTAAAATATGCCATAAGTGCTGGAGAAATAGTCACAATAGATACTGCTCCAGGAATAAAAACTGTAACTAATGATTCAGGAGATAACTTACTTGGCTATTTGAGCAGCGATTCAGATTTAGGAACATTTCATCTAAACCCTTCTCCATTAGCGTCATCGGGAGTGAATCAATTATATGTTTCTGGAGTAAACTTGGGTGGAGTGGGACAAATTAGAATAGAATGGTACAATAGATACTTGGGGATATAGGAGAGTAATATATGACACAAATTTCACAACCTTGGCCAGGAACCGCTGGAGGTGATGCTTCACGAGCGCGTTATGACGCCGATGAGTGGACTGAGATGTTTCGGGATATGTTCAATTCGGATCTTAATAGAGGCGTTTTGCGAAATCGTGGAGGAGAACTAGCAGGCGCAGTTCTTGGCGTCACTCAATTCAGGATGGCCTCTGGAGCAGCCCTAGTCAGAGGTAGATGGTATAATAATAATGCCAATGTAGATTTTGCACCAGCTCCTCCAGGTGCTGGTGTGCGTCAAGATAGAATTGTCTTATCCTGTTCTTGGAATGATATAAATGATGCCACGAGAGATCCAGCGATTCAAGTTGCGCAGACGATCAGATTGATTCGACTCATCAATGCACCTGCCGTGACTACAACTGACGGTGTTCTTTGGGAAATACCACTTTATGTAATTGAAACTAATGTTGCTGGTACAGTATCTATTATTTCGGATGACAGAGAGTTCCTCTTAGAGGCTGCAGGTGCTGCTGGACTCTACGATGCTTATGTTTGTGTGCGCGATTTAAAAGCTCAAGGTGTAGATGGTGGAACCTTCACAGCAGGAGCTTGGCGAACGCGAGTGATCAATCATGAGCAAGCAGATACAGCGGGGATTTGCACTATTGCTGGCAATCAAATTACGCTCGCCGCTGGAACGTATCGCTGTATGATTTCCGCACCCGCCTATCAAGTTGATCAGCATCAAACTCGTCTCCAAAATACGACGACTGCGGGCACTTTATTATCGGGTACACCAGAACAGTCACGAGATTCGGCTTATACCAGCAATCGATCATTTATTGCTGGACGGTTCACTTTAGCTGGCGCACACGTCTTAGAAGTGCAACATCAATGTTCACAGACTGTAGCAGGTGCTGGATTTGGTTCAGCGTGTCACTTTACTGAGGAAATCTATACTATTGCTGAGTTCTGGAGAGAAGTTTAATTGATTCTAAAATCCTGGCCTTTGCCGCCTGAATTTACCTATATCAGTCAACGATTTGGTGAAAATCCTGCGGACTATGCACCCCATAAATTGGATGGGCATGAAGGTTGGGATCTCCCTTGCCCTGTGGGAACGCCTACTTTTGCCACCCACGATGGCTGGTTAGACCCTCGATGGAGAGGTGAATATGGTGATTCCGTGCAAGTGTATAATGGGGAAGGCTCTTTCACTCTTCATGCTCATCTAAGTAAGACCATAGGAGTATATGGTAAAACAGTAGTGGCTGGTCAAATCATTGGAGAAACAGGTAACACTGGCAGGAGCACAGGGCCGCATCTCCACTGGGGGATTCGCATAAATGGTAAATACAATCCTGGATATAAGAATTGGCTTGATCCTAAAGACTACTTGATAAAGGAAAATCTCATTATGCCGAGCAAATTGTCATGGCAATCCCAAAATTGCACTTTTCTGCGTGATCCAAATGATTTCGTAGTACGTCACGTCAAAGATTCAGGAGTATGGGCGGCGATGCTCATCGACCCCGACGTACTTGGAAATTCTAATCCATTTCCTGGCGTGCAATGTATGGGGCGACTATGGTTCAAGGGCGATCCTGACCACGCTTTGATTCGTAAAGGAGTGCAGGGGGCACGAGAATATGTAGCCCTGTGTGCTCTGCGTTGGGCGACTTGCCCTTGGATAGCGATTTGGCATGGGCCGAATGAACCGTACACAGGAAATCCAGAAGACCCTAACGATCTCGATCCTATGAAGTGGTTAGCCGAATTCTATGTCGAACTCGTGCGATTAGCCCACCAAAGGGATAAAAAGATGGGCGTTGGTGTCTTTTCTACTGGAGTGCCAGCAGGCCCAAGGGCTAATCCTCTGCCCACGATCAACAAGAAGTGGCAAATCTTTGGCCCAGCCTGTGTAGAGGCCGACGCTTTAGTGGTTCACGAGTATGGGATGGATACACTTAATCCTACCCCAGAAAATGGGTGGCACATCGGTCATTACAAACGGGGGGTAGCGGCTTTGCGAGATGCTGGATTTCGTGTGCCACCAATCTGGATCACAGAGCACGGTATCGACCGTGGAGGTGGTGCGACGACAGATGGATGGCGGGTGAAATTGGGAGGCAATGAAGTTGAGTATATGCGCCAACTAGCATTTAGAGATGTTGAGTATGCTGCCGATCCACTCATCCAAATAGTGACTCCTTTTGTTTGTCACGACTTCAATTGGCCATCGTTTACCATACCAGAGAGTCTATCTACTCGCATGGTATGGCATATCAAGAGTAAGGGTGCGTATAAACCTGATGGAGGAAGCATGGAATTCATTGAATCTGAAGTATCTCGATGTCGAACAGAATTGAACATAGTTCCAGCTACGATAAAGGCATCGGTTGAGAGAAATTATGTCTGGTTGAAGGAATTATACAAAGCTGGCGATACCTTTGCCTTCGCTTTGGTGTATGATTCCTCGACGAAACGATACAAGGCTCTAAAGTTGGAAACTTCGCGTTGGCAAGTCGTAGCTTCGATTGACTTATAGGAGGGTTTGATAGTGAGGCGAGTAGCGATTCTGACTGATTTCGTAAGTCACGATCCAGCGTATAGTCTATGTGCCGTTGTAGCGAATCAAGCGAAGATGTTGCATACGGGGGGATATGAATTCAAGGTATTGACACGCGCAGAGTTCGCAGCCCCATATGAGATGCAAGTTCTCGATCCTGGCGAGACTGGTAGTAATGTGGTCAATATAACCAGTAAATCTGCTAGCGAAATCGATTCGTTGACTGAGCAGTTGCGTTCGGCCCTAGTCGGCATAGATGTGGTTCTCACTCACGACTTGTTATGTCAATCTAATTTATGGAAATTTCACGTTGCAGCACGCCGAATCGCCAAAGAGCGGCCTGATCTTCGCTGGCTTCACTGGGTACACTCTGGCAGTTCAGGAGATATCTCTGGTCAGACGGGGCGATTTCAAGGAGATTTGCGGGGCAAGTTTCCTAATTCGCACTTGGTAGTGTTCCACGAAGAAGAGGCTATGCGAAAGCGTACAGCCTTTGGCTACGAGATGTACGAGACGGTGATTATCCCAAATCCTATCGACTTCACTGAGAATTATCACCAAGCGGCACTGAAAGCCATCGAGTTAGGCGGCCTTTGGGATGCAGACATCGTTGCCGTCTATCCTTCCCGACTCGACCGTGGCAAGCAGCCACATATCATCATTGAAGCATTCGCTGGATTGCGGAATATGGGCTGGGATGCACGGGTAGTTATTATTGACTTTCATTCGACGGCGGGCGACAAGGCTGTGTATCGTGAGGAGATGAAAAATCAAGCAAGTGTGGCTGGCGTGCCAATAGTGTTCACCTCTGACTTGGGAGGAGATGCGGCGTATCACATTCCGCATAAAGCGGTTGTAGACCTATTTGACTTTGCTGACATCCTCGTGCATCCGTCGCGTTCGGAGAGCGATCCATTAATCGTTCCAGAGGCGGCTTGGGCACGGTGTGGCTTGGTGCTAAACTTCGACCTTCCGATGTTTCGACTGTGGCAGAATCGCGCACTGCTCTACAAGTTCTCATCGAATGTGGACGTAGCTACTGGAATGCCTGGCGATACGACGACTAATTATGGTGATAGGCAAGCTTATATGCGCCATGTAGCTGGTGGCATCGCTTATATGATGGGTAATGACCCCGTGTTGTTGAATCACGCTCGGATGCGTAAGGAAAAGAGTCTGAAGGCAGTATGGGAGAAACACTTGTGGCCAGCGATAGAAGCGAACTGACTAGCATCATCATCCCGTGTTATATCCTGCCTGATAAGGATGCGGAGTTGTTGACATTCCTACAGCGGTGTATCGAATCAATTCGACTACACACTGAGGACTACGAGTTGATCTTAGTGGATAATGGCTCGCCAATCGGCGGTGAATACATGAGGGATGAGGCCGATGTCTATGTACGCAACCAGAGCAATTTGGGCTTCGCTCCAGCAGTGAATCAAGGACTCAAATTGGCACGAGGTGAGTGGCTGGTAGTTATGAATGATGACATAGAATTGATCGACAACTGGTTAGCGATGGCGAGGGAAGCGTGGAAAGAGACGACTGGAATTGTCTGTTCTCACCTGCTTGCTCACGATCCTGAGTGCAAGGTTGGACGTATGACCGCTCCTTGGGGGCACTTCTTCGGCGCTCTTTGGATGACCAGACGAGAGATCGTCGATGAAGTGGGCTATCTCGATGAAGGCTATGAACGTGGTATGTTTGAAGATCGCGATTTCGTACTACGCATTATGCAGACGGGCCGCGAGATGGTGAAGGTCGGACATTGCACCCACGTTGGCAATGCCACCTGGGGCAAACTTCCCAACCAGAAAGAAATCTATCTGCGTAACAAGGAACGATTCGAGGCAAAATGGAGCAAAGTATAACCGACATCATAGTTACCACCCACAATAGACTTGACTATCTGAAACAGACTCTTCAGCATATCTGGGAGCGTACCAGGTCTCCATACAAACTGCACGTAATAGACGATGCCTCGAAGTCAGGAAACGTCGAATGGCTCTTAGAGCAGTGGCGTATGGGACGAATCGAGAGTTTGCTATTGCGTGGTGAGAGACACGGATTGTTACCTAACATAATTGCTGCGACTTGGATTAGTTTCTCCGACCCGTTCGTGGTGACAGATGATGATATACTCTGTCCAGACGTAGAACCCGACTGGTTGGCACGCGGGGTGAGAGCAATGCAAGCACGACCACAATTGGGTCTCTTGGTACTCAATCATCCAGGAGCCAGGCGCGTAGCCCTTCCAGAACTTCAACATCCCAAGGATAAAGAGGTCATATATTGTATGGCCGTAGGCGGGACGTTTGCCTTTGTGCGTAGAAAATTGGCTGAAGAAGGAACATTGCCAAAGCGTCGTTATGACTTCGGAACTACCCCAGCTATGATACGTTGCCTAGCGACACGAAATATGGGATATGAAATCGGCTATCTTCGGGAAACTTACTGTCAACACATTGGAGTTGCTTCGATCCTCACCGAGCGAAATTACTCCAAGATAACGATAGAGCCAGTCGATCTCAAGACCCTTGCGCCTCCTGAAAAGTGGCGTGAATAATGTCCCTAGTACTTCTGAGACGATATAGACAGCTAATGGCATTGATACCAGAACTTTTCGATCCGAAAAATGCTGGGACTCTCTTGTATGTGGGTGCTTGTCCACAGCGTTGTCATTATAGCACGGAATTATACAAAATTGGGCACAAAATCACCGTCCTGGAGATATGGCCAGAGGCAGTTGAGGGTTTGCGAAAAACTCGTTGGTGGGGAAACTTCGAGTATGTGATTTGTGGAGATGTACGCAAGGTTGCCGAGATTGAATTGCCTTATGCAAAGTATGACTACATTTTCTGGTGGCATGGCCCAGAGCACATAGATTGCTCCGAGTTTCCTGATACTGTTCAGGGATTGGAGAGCATCACGACGCAACTTGTGGTTATGGGTTCTCCGTGGGGAATTGCGCCAGGAGGAATAGCCTACGGTAATGACGCGAATCGCCACCGTAGCTATCTGTACTATGAGGACTATGCGCGGTTGCGCTATGAGGTCGCGGCACTGGGGCCAAAGAATCGAGGGGGAAGCAATTTGTTGGCCTGGAAATGGATCAAGAAATGAAAATCGATCTTGGTGGTGGCCTGAATTGTCCCCAAGGCTACGTTGGACTTGACAAACATGGGGGGCATATTCTAGTCGATTTGGAAGAGGGGGCACTTCCGTTCCTCGACGATTCTATTGATGAGATCAGGGCACATCACATCTTGGAACACATCAGTAATCTTATTCCATTGATGAACGACTGTAAGCGAGTTCTCAAGCAGGATGGATTGATGGAGATCGAAGTGCCCAAGTATCCGTCCTTTACCTGTTTCGTCGATCCCACGCACGTAAGGGCATTCGCAGACGGAACTTTTGACTACTTTACGCAGCGATTGGCTTACTTCAACTATGGCATCGAGCCATGGACAATTATTTCTCAGAAATCGTCTCCAGATTATTTGTGGGTTACGTTGAAGCCTGATGATATGGATGTAGTTGATGGCTAACTGGGTTCGAGAAATCCTGGAAGCGAATCCTGATCTGGCGGCGTTGCCCGTCGTGAAGCGGGCGCGTCGCAGCCTGCACTTGCGCCGTCCCGACGGCAAGATTCTGGGCCTGTTCACGGGCGCGCCTTGTCACTATCAGGACGAGGGCGGTGAGTGGCAGGCCCTGGACACCATGCCCTTGTACGATGTGGGGCGTGGCATCTGGTACTGCCCTGGCCTGAACGTAGTCATCACCAGCGAAGGCGCGGTGCGCCTGGGCGACTACAGCCAGCACACCAGGCGCATCGGGCTGTTCAGGCCAAGCACGATGGAGTTGCTGGCGACGCGCAACGTGCCCCTGGGACAGAGAGAGGGCGACGCGCTCATTGCTGAACGCGACGAATGGCGCGTGGAGCGGCGCATCACCCCCACGGGATACCGCGAGATATTGACCCTGAAGGAACAGCCAAGCATTCCGCAGGCCAAGGTGGGCGACTTCCTGGTTCTGGAGACGGTGATAGGCGGCGTTTCCCTGCCGAACGGCTGGGTAGAGGGCGAGTACGCTATCTCTGAGCACTGGTCGCCTATGCCAGTGGCCTGGGATGCGAACAACGAGCCGCTGACGTGCCGCCGATACTGGCGAGACGGAGTGCTCTACACTGGCATCCCCGTGAGTGAACTGGCCCACGCCGTCTATCCGATAACCATAGACCCCGATTTCACGGGCAGCACGGCGGATGGGGAAATCTATGGGTACGATGCTACTTACGCCACTGCGAGGAGCACTTCATATGGTTATGACACGATCCTCAAGTATCTCATCTGTGGCCAGGCCACTGGTTATCTTGTCTATCGTGGGTTTCTGAAGTTCGATACATCTGGCATCGGTGCTGGACAGACTATCCTCCAGAACAATCTGAACATGACTGTGAAGCTGAATGTCAGTGACACAGATTTCGATGTGCAGATTGTGAAGCAAGACTGGTCAGTCCAAGACCCACTCGCTGCGGGCAATCGTGAGGCCGCCTATGATAACTGTCTAGCAGGAACGCTGGATGATAATATTTGGCGCAACACTAATGGCATAGCCATAAACACGAACTATGTCAGTGGCAATCTGGATGTGACTTGGATAGAGCCAGAGGGCACAACCTACTATTCGCTGCGAAGCAGCCGTGACCTAAACGCTGACCAGCCATCAGGTAGCGAATATATCCAGCTCTACACCAAAGAGAACGGCTCCCAAGACCCATACCTGACGATACTCTATGTACCCGAAGCCACAACGACCACTACTACGACGACCAGCACTACTACGACGACCAGCACTACTACGACGACCAGCACTACTACGACGACCAGCACTA